TTAGCAGATTTTGTATCACTGGAAAAATTAATTAAATTAGCAATAGATAAAGGATTTTTTTATGAATATTATAATAGAAATTGACAAAGAGCCTTCTTTTACAGAAGTATGGTATGAGGGTTCTGTATTTTATGGGGAAGATGAACACAAGTTTTGGCTAGTATATCCGCAGAACAAAGACAGAAATGAGCAAGATTATGAAATAGAGGTGCGTTGGTTTTTTGCTAAAGTTCCTAGAGAAATTAGAGCAATGAGAGATCAAATTATTGAAGCATTTAAACAAACATTAAAATGATACAAGGAAATACAAAAACAGAAGCTCAATACAGAGCAGTGAAAATGGATAGCTCTTCAAGTCTTAAAGAGTTTTCTACAAATAGACGTAAATATTATAAAAAATATGTATTAAATGAACAAGTGGAAGAAGAGGATAACAAAGCCACTTCTATGGGAAAACTTGTTGAAACATTGTTATTAGAGCCCCAAGAATTTGACAAAAGATTTTATATGAGTTCTTGTGTTAGTTCTCCTACAGGCCTTATGTTAGATTTTACAGAAGCTTTGTATAAACACACAAAAACAGCTACAGATGAAAATGGAAGTGTTACAAGACCATTTGAAGAAATAGCTAAAGATGCTTATACAGATTCTGGATTTAAAATCAAATTTGACGCTGTTCTTAATAAATTTGTAGGGTCTGATGCAGAAATCTATTATAAGGAGATAAGAGAAGTGAGAAGCAAGGGACTTACAGTGGTGACAACACAAGATGTATCTAATGCTGAGAAAATTGTTGAGGAGCTTAAGACAAATGAATTCACTTGTTCTGTTGTAAATCTAGTGAATAGTGCTAAATGGGGAATACACAATCAACTTCAAATAGAAGGTTATTCTGTTGAAGGGCATTTATTTAAGAGTATGATGGATAAAGTGCATATAGATCATGAACAAAAGACTATCCAGGTATATGATCTTAAATGTGTATGGGCTGTTGAAGATTTTTACAAAGAGTATTATTTATATAGAAGAGCTTATATCCAAGCATATTTATATTGGAAAGCATGTTTCCAAGTGAAAGAGTCTTTAAACTTAGAAGATTATTCTGTTGAATATCCTAAATTTATTGTATGTGATAGTACAAATTATTATAGTCCTTTAATTTATACACTAAATAAAGATGATATAGAGAAAGCTTTTAAAGGTTTTGAGCACCAAGGACGTAAATATCCTGGTGTTAAGTCTTTAATAGCAGATCTTAAATGGGCTATAGAAAATAACAAATGGAATATATCCAGAGAGAATTATATTAATAACGGGGTAGTAAATTTAGATTAATGGAGGTAAAGAAGACAATAACCAGTATATTTATTGTTCCAACGTTGGGAATAGATAAAGAAAATTTAAATGCTAATGGATTTATCAATGGATATATAAAAGATGATAGAAAAGATGTGCAGTATGAAAATGCTGTATATCTTCTATTTCATCCAAAAGATCTTTATAAATTTAAAAGTTTTTTAGATGAGGAGTATGAAAGAACAAAAAATATTTTAGATGATTATGATTATGAGGATGGGTATATTGTAGTGGTGTATTTATTAAACCCTGATTATACAAAAGATTATCAGTTAGTTAAACAAGGTAAATATTCTAAGACTTCCAAAGAATTTCAAACTCTTTTTCCAAAAATAATTAAAATTGTAAAAAATGGACTTAGAAAGGACGAAATATCCCTTCAATACAGAGTTTTTAATAAAACAGAGGATTTAAAGAAATTTTGGGAAGATAAACTTGATGTCACTTTTGACCAAGAAAATGAAATTTGGCATGGGTTTGTAGAAGAAAAAGAAGTTCTTAATTTAGATAAAATTAAACAATATGTATAATAAAGAAATTCTAAAAGAATTAATTAGAAGATATGGTGTAGAAAAAACCATAATATTCTGTGAGATGGAGAGTGTAAGAAACTCTCTACTCCAGTTAACAACTAAAGAAGAAGATGGTCCAAGTGAATTTGAATTTGAGAGGAATTGGTGGAAAGAAAATGGAGAGGAATTAAAACATACAAGAATTGCTAAAGCTTTAAATTTAAATTATGAACATGATAGAACTACTAGAAAAGTATGATAAATCAGCTATTGTTTTAAAACAATGGTTTTTAAACCAAATGCTAGAAAAAATAGATGATGCATCTATTCCAGAAGATTTTAAAGAGTTTGCTAGACAACAGAATATTAGCAACGAGACTGTGGGAAAAATATTAGATGCTCAGCCTAGAGCAGCATTTGATGTACTAGACAATCATAAAATGTTTGTAGAGATAAATATTAGTTCTTTAGGAGATGTATTCTTTTCTTATTGTATTAATAATATTAATAATACAACACATTTTAAAACAAGAAAAGAAGCAGAAAAAGAAGCTGTTTCAGAAGCTTTAAAAATGCTAAATGATATGTTATGAGAAAAATAACAGAAAAAGCTGGACAAGCTTTTAATAATGGATATAGATTTAAAAAATCTAATACAGAAGTGAGAATTGAAAATGATGGTAGTGTTTATATGTATTTATTTGGAAGAGCTATAGCTAAAAAAGAAAATGGAGAAACATTTATTTGTAATGGGAATTATAGAGCCACTGTCACCACTAGTGATAGACTTAGTGCCATTGTTCCTGTAAGAAAAAGACAGGGACAGTTGATTGTAAAGGAAAAAGTTGTTCTAGAAGAAAAATGGTTAAATATTAATCAGATATGAAAACACTAATTATTCCAGATATACATGGGAAAAGTGTGTGGAAACAGATGATAGAAATAGAATCCCCAGATAGAATAGTCTTTCTGGGGGACTACTTTGATTCATTTGATATTCCAGGCTTAGACCAAATTCATAACTTTAAAGAAGTTATAGAGTATAAAAAGTCCGAACAATCAGAGGTCATCTTACTTATAGGTAACCATGATTATCACTATTATCCAGAAATTGGTTATAATGGAACTAGTGGGTACCAAGGTGGATTAGCTCCAAATATTAGTCAAGTTGTTAATGAAAACAGAGACCATTTACAAATGGCTTATACAATGGATCATTTTTTATTTACACATGCAGGAGTGAGTGAACATTTTATGGGAGAAATGTTTGGAGAAGATGGATATAATATAGATGATATTGATTTAACTTTGAATGAGTTATTTAAATATAAACCTCTTCTTTTTGACTTTTCTCCATATGATTTTAGCGGTCTTGGAGACCATGTAAAACAAACTCCTATATGGATTAGACCAACAGCTTTATTAAAAGCTAATAAAGAGAGTGAATTAAAATCCAAGTATATCCAAATAGTGGGGCATACACATAGGAAACATATTGATTTTGAAGGAAAATCGTCTGGAGGACGTTATTATTTTGTAGATACATTAGATGATAGTCAAGAATATTTAACTATTGTAGATGGACAAATTAAATTAAATAATTTATGAATATAAAAGATGTTGTCCTTTTTAAAGGCAAGAAATACAAATTTATTCACACTCGTAATATTACATTAGATGATATTAGAGCTGTATTTTTTCCAAAAAACTTTTATGAAAAATATCATTATTTGGGCTCTGTTCCTTGGAGAGAGAAAGGTGGAATATTTGAAGCAATGGAACCATTGGTAATATTCATGGATTACAAAGCAAGGCCTAAATGGTGTCCTAGGTGGATATTAAGATTTTTACATTTATTTGGTGATGATAATTCTATTGTTAGAGTGCGTAATAGAACATTGCACAATTTAAAACGTAAATTGACTAAAGGATTATCTATCAATGATTATAAGACAAAATGGGATTGGTTTGATCTTAGAATATCTATATATGGTACAGAACAGATGAATAACCTTGCTGAAGCTATTGAATCTAAATTTTATGAAGATGGACTAAGAGAAGAGTTGGCCGAAAGGATTAAAATGTTAGATCCTAAGACTAAATATGATAAGGGATACACTGTAAGTGTATTAAAACATGAATTAAGTAAACTACAAAACATTAATAATGATGATGATAATGACAACACAGGAATTTAACGAAAAATACAAAGATTATTTAGAGGAAGGACACTATGGATTAAGTATTTCCTACCCTGCTGTAATAACTTATTTAGATGCAATGTTTAAGGAATTAATTAAAATTCCAGGGTTCGAATATAGCCAAATTAAAATAAAGTTTGATTCTTCTAGATTTTATACTAATTTAGGAGAAATTATTGGTAAAATTGGGTATATTATAGAAGCAGAAGTAGAAAAACACTTAAATTTTCTACTTACAGTGGAAAATGAACTTATAAAAAGAAAGACTCATGAAGGATAAAATAGTGGACCAAGTGGTTGAAAAATACCAAACAAGAAGTGCTGTAGGAATACGTAAGTATAATTCTACACTAGAAAACAACAATTCTGATGATTATCTGCTTCATGCTCAAGAGGAAGCTATGGATCTTAGCCTTTATTTAGAAAAATTAATCACCTTGGTTAGAGAAGAACCAGATGATACTGTATTGGGAGCTAAAATAAGGAAAATGGTTAAGTAATATTTTTATATGTAGTTGTTTTATAAGGGGAAGCAAAGTATATTTGCAACCCCTTATTTTTTAACAAAAAAAAAACAAAATTTATGGATTTAGGATTGGATGCGTTGAGTAAAATAACTGTGTTTTCAAAATACAGTAAGTATGTTCCAGAGAAAAAAAGAAGAGAAACCTGGGATGAAATAGTGGATAGATATGAGCAGATGCTGATTAAGAAATATCCTAAATTAGAAGTGGCTATTATTGATAGTGCTAAGTTTATTAGAGAGAGGAAGGTTCTTCCTTCAATGAGAGCTTTACAGTTTGCTGGGCCAGCTATGGAAGTTAATAATGCAAGAGGTTATAATTGTGCTTATTTACCTATTGATAGTCTGTATAGCTTCAGTGAGACAATGTTCTTATTACTAGGGGGTTCAGGTGTTGGATTTTCAGTTCAAAAACATCATGTAAATCAACTCCCAGAGATAACAAAACCAGGGAAAAAAAGAAATTATTTAATAGAAGATTCTATTATGGGCTGGGCAGATGCTGTAAAAGTACTTATGAAAGCTTATTTAGAAGGATCTTTTATGCCAACATTTGATTTTAGAGCTATTAGACATAAAGGAGCCAGATTAATCACTGCTGGAGGAAAAGCACCTGGTCCAGAACCATTAAAATTATGTTTGGCCCATATACAGGCTGTGTTAGATAGAAAAGAAGTGGGCCAAAAATTATCTCCTTTAGAATGTCACGATATTATGTGCCACATTGCTAACTCTGTATTAAGTGGGGGGATAAGAAGAAGTGCTATGATTTCTTTATTTAGCCATGATGACGAAGAAATGATTACATGTAAATACGGAAACTGGTGGGAATTAAATGAGCAACGTGGTAGATCTAATAATAGTGCTGTTTTAGAAAGAAATAATGTATCAGAAACAGAATTCTTTGATCTTTGGAAAAGGATTGAAGCTAGTGGATCAGGAGAACCAGGTCTTTATTGGACTAATAATAAAGATTGGGGCACCAATCCATGCTGCGAAATAGGATTAAGACCATTCCAATTCTGTAATTTATGTGAGCTCAATGTAAGTGATATAACTAGCCAGGAAGATCTTAATGAAAGAGCTGGTGTAGCTGCTTTCTTTGGTACATTACAAGCTGGATTTACAGACTTCCATTATTTACGTCCTATATGGAAACAAACCACTGATAAAGATGCTTTATTAGGAATAGGAATGACTGGAATTGGTTCTGGGGAAATATTGAAATACAACTTAGATATAGCTGCTGCTGTAGCAAAGAATGTAAATTCTACAATTTCTGCTGTTATAGGAACAAATGAAGCAGCTCGTGTTACATGTATAAAACCCTCAGGAACAACATCTTGTGTATTAGGAACAGCTAGTGGTATTCATGCTTGGCATGCTCCTTATTATCTAAGAACAATGCGTTTTAATAAGAATGAGGACATTGCTATGTATTTGGAAATAAATCATCCAGAACTATGTGAGGATGATGTATTAAGACCAAAAGATACATTATGTGTAAGGATTCCTGTTAAAGCCCCAGAAGGGTCTATTTTTAGAACAGAAACAGCTGTTGATACATTAGAGCGTGTTAAAAGATTTTCCCAAGAATGGATCCTACCAGGACATGTTAATGGGGATAACACACATAATGTAAGTGCTACAATTTCTATTGATAAAAATAGAAAATATCCATTCCATTTAGAGCACGGTGATGTTTGGGAAAAAGATGAGTGGCAAATAGTAGGTGAATGGATGTGGGACAATCAGGAGTTTTACAATGGTCTTAGTGTATTGCCTTATTTTGGAGGAAGTTATGCTCAAGCTCCTTTTGAAGACATTACAGAAGAGGAATATAATAGTCGTATATCTTCATTAAATTCCATAGATCTTACAAAAGTGGTAGAATTAGATGATACAGTGGATTTTGGAGCTATTGCTGCATGTGCTGGGAATAATTGCGAAATAAATTTATAATAATGAAACACGATAATTTAGTACAAAATATTGTATCTTCGTTTTACAATATGATTAAAAATAATAAATAATATTTCCTTTGATTTCCGATTAATAATGAAAAGCCCCTAATGTTTCTACATATAAGGGGCTATTTTTTTGTGGAATCGTTGGGGATTATTAAGGATTTTTTTGTACATTTGTTTAAAGAATAAAATAAAAATATGGCAAAATCAAAGGAAACAGCTTCAGAAAACAAAGGAAAATTTCAAGAAGCATTAGACAAATTAAATAAGACATATGGTGTTGGAACAGTGCTTACATTAGACAATAACAATACAGAAAGTTATGATGTTATAAGTACAGGAAGTATTGGATTTGATAATGTTACATTAGGTGTAGGAGGATTTGTTAAGGGTAAACTATATGAATTGATGGGCTGGGAAGGTTGCCTAGCAGAAGACACTTATATTAAATTTATTAATGTTAGACCTGATGGAATTGTACAAGATTGTAAAGGTGGCACAATTAAAAATCTTTATGAAAGATTTCATAATAGATCTGAAGAAACAAAAAATACAATATTTAATGTAACTTCTATCAATGAACATGATAGAGTGTTTAGAAATCAAATAGCTGATGTAGTAAAATCAGGAGTAAAAGAGTGTTTTGAAGTTATCACTAAAAAAGGATTTAAAATTAAAGCTACAAAAGATCATAAATTTTATTCTGGAGAGAGTTATATTCCACTTGAAAAATTAAAAGTTGGAGACATAGTGTTTGTACACAATAATACTTCTTGGAAATGTTCTAAAAAAAGAACACGTTCAAAATATGAAGAAACTACAATGAAATGGTATTACAAAGGAAACCCACGCAAAATTAATGGGTTTGATTATTTTAGAGAAAAAATCCATAGATTAGTTTTTGAAGCTAATATGAATAACATGACTTATGATAAATATAAAGAAATGTTAAATAGTGGGATAACTAGTTTGCCTAATAATTTTTGGACTATACCTGAAGAATTTGATATTCATCATATAGATGAAAATACTAAAAACAATGATATTTCTAATCTACAATTAATACAAAATAGTGAACATGCTAAATTACATGCTTTAAATAATCATAATAATTTAAGATTTGTTGTTGTAGAAGATGAAATAGTTAGTATCAAATCTGTAGGAAACATGGAAACATATGATATTAAATGTTATTTTCCTTATAATAATTTTATTGCTGAGGGTATTGTAGTACATAATTCAGGTAAATCAACAATCTGTGGACATGTTGTTGCTGAATGCCAGAAAGCAGGAGGAGTGGCTTTATATATTGATGGTGAACACGCTGTTGATAAAAAATATTTCCAGGCAATTGGTGTAGATACAACAAAAATGTTAATTGCTCAACCATCATGCGGAGAAGAAGGATTTAATATTGCTATGGAAATGATTAATTCAGGAACAATTGATCTTGTTATTATTGACTCTGATAGCTCACTAATTCCTAAAAAAGTGTTAGATGGTGATGTAGGAGATAGCTCTATTGGTAAAAAAGCTTTACTAAATAGTAATGCCTATCCAAAACTTAAAACAGCTCTTTCTGAGCATAATGTTTGTGTTATTGTTGTTTCCCAGTATAGAGAAAAAATAGGTGTTATGTTTGGTAATCCTACCACTACACAAGGAGGACATGCTTTAAAATTTTATTCTGATTGTAGAATAGAAGTGAGTAAGAGTCTTGCAAAAGACGGAGATGTTAATTATGGTAATATAACTAAAATAAAAGCTATAAAAAATAAAATGTCTCCTCCTTATAGACTTTCTCAATTTGAGATAGTCTATGGTGTGGGAATTGATAAGCTTAAAGAGATAATGGAACTTGCCTCAGATTTTGAGATTATTAAGAAATGGGGTAAGACTATCACCTTTGGAGAGACAAAATATGATGTTGAAGAATTTAAAGCAATGTTGTTAGACAATGAAGAGTTTTATAATAGTCTAAAAAGTCAAATTATTAACAAAATTAATAACACAGAAATTAAAACAGAAACAGATGAGTCTACAAGTGAAGATTAAAAAATTGCATAAAAATGCAATAATTCCTTCTTATGCAAAAGAAGGGGATGCTGCAATGGATATTACAGCAACAGAAGTGAATTATGATAATCAATATGTATCATACAAAACAGGAATTGCTATTGAAATTCCAGAGGGATTTGTAGGACTTTTATTCCCAAGAAGCAGCATAAGTAAAAAAGAATTATTATTATGTAATTCTGTAGGAGTGATAGATTCTGGATATAGAGGAGAATTAGAGTTTAGATTTAAACTAGTGGGGAATGGTGTTCTAGCAAGTGGTGTACGTAATATCTATTCTCCTGGCGAGAGAGTGGGACAACTAATGGTGATCCCACATCCTTATGTTAAATTTGTAGAAGTGGAACAACTTTCAGAAACAAGTAGAAACGATAGTGGATTTGGTAGCACTGGTAACTAATACAAATAATAAGGAGGGAATTTATTTTCCCTCCTTTAAATTTTAAAATATGTATAAATATCAAAACAATTCAGGAAACATTTTTACTAATTGGATAGGAGTGTTGACAGCAGATCTAGAAGAACTTGTAATAGGATGGAAAATAAATTATAATATTTCTATACCATCTAATTTTATAGTACATTTGATAGATAAAAAACTGAAGAGAAATGAGTCTGAGTACTAGTATTATCACTTCTATTAAAGACGAAGAATTGGATATATTTAAGAAACAATATACAAATCTTGCTGACCTTAGAAAAGAAATAGATCGTCTTAAAAAGGAATACAAAAAGAATAAAGATGTTGTTTACAAAAATAATATCAATTTTTTTATAGATATGTATAATATAAGAGTGGGATATTTATATTATAAAAAAGTAAAGTGATATATGACAGCAGTAGAATTATCAAAAGTGAAAGAGTACCAAAGAGACTTCTATAAAACTTTTAAAAGAAAATTAGAAATTGATTGGCAATTAATGAATGGTATAGATAAAAATTCTAAAATAGAGGTGATTGAAATTCCTGAAGAATCTTTAGAAGATATTTTTGAACATTGTATAAATAAACACAATGCTGATTTAGATGTAATTAGAAATAGAAGCTATAAAGTTCATAAAGTGAATAGATGTAAAGAAAGAAAAGCTTTAGTAGAATTTTGTACTATAGTTGTTAAAGAAAGGTATTCTGTTTCTAAAGCTTCTAAACTAATAAACAGAGACAGGTCTTGTGTATATAATTTTTCACAAATAAAACCATAATGAGATCAAATTGTAAAATGCCTGGTTGTAATAATCCAGTGTGGAGCGACAAACTCTGTATAAACCACAAACCAAGAAAAAAGTTATTAGTAACTAGAAGTTTAAATAAAGGAAAAATGAGTAGTACAAAAGACGAGGAATATGAAAAAATGCGTACTTTTTTCAAAAGTATTTGGGATAAAAAACCCCATAAGTCAGAAATTAGTGGAGACTATATTGGGCCAGAACCTTTAAGTATATATTTTCACCACATACTACCAAAAGGAAAGCATCCAGAAGCTAAATTTGATGAAGATAATATAATACTTCTCACTTGGCAAGAACATGATCAAGTGGAGATGGATATATTTAGATTTCACGAAATTAACGAAAGAAGAAACACTTTAAAAGCCAAATATGAAGGAGCCTAACAGAGAACGCAAGAATGAAATTAAGTATGAAATACAACTTAATGAAGAACAAAAAGAAGCTAAAAGACTTATCAGGGAAAATCAAATAGTAGTTATTACTGGAAGAGCTGGTTGTGGAAAGTCCTTAGTATGCGCACAAGTGGCTTTAGACTTTCTTTTTAAAAAGCAATGTGAGAAGGTGTTAGTTACTAGGGCCACTATAGAAGTGGGTAATTCATTAGGATTTCTTCCTGGAGGACTTTCAGAAAAATTTAACCCTTATTTAGAAGCGTTTATTGAAAATCTTAATAAATGTTATAATAGCCAAAAGATAGAAACACTAATATCAGAAAACAAAATATTAGCCTATCCTATACAATTTATCCGTGGTAAAACTATTGATGATATATTAATTGTCGAAGAAGCGCAAAACCTTACTAAAGCTCAAATGTTAGCTATTTTAACAAGAATAGGTAAGACAGGAAAGATTGTTATTAATGGGGATCTTGAGCAAACAGATATTAGAGATGGGAGTATGAATGGTCTTTCTTACGTTATTGAACTTTCTAAAAAAATAGAAGGAATACAATATATTAAACTAAAAGAAAATCATAGAAGTGATCTTGTAGGAAAGATTTTAGATTTTGAATATGGCAAATAAACCATTAAGCAGAGAATTTTTATTAAACAGAGGATATTGTTGTGGCAATGGTTGCCTCAATTGTCCTTATAAACCAAAAACAAATATGAAAAATCAATTCTTTTACACCCGTAAAGAGCTTGTATCTGGAACACCAGAAAATCCTGAATTCAAAGAATTTAGAGATAGTTTTAATATTGAAAAAGTGGTGAGAACCATCACTATGGAAGATGGGAGAATGTTAGTGCTACTTGATGATCTCCATGAGAGAGCTCAACAAGTACCTGATGTTGATCCAAAGACAAACAAAATGAGAGGTTATAAAAGAGAGCGCAACACTTTCCAAAGTGAGATATACTTGGAGCCTGCTGATGCTGTTAAATTTTATAACCAAACAACCATCTAATGATCTCTGTTCTAACCATAACATACCAAAGGCACCATCTACTTGAGGAAGCTATACAGTCTTTTCTTCGGAATTTTCAAGAAGGAGATGAAATGGTTGTAATTAATGACAGTCCTGATGTAAAATATATATACGACCATCCTAATGTAAAAATAATAAATACGGAATTTAGATTTCCTTCTATTTCTAAAAAACTGGAATGGGGATATAAACAATGTCAAAATAATTATATTTATAGGTTAGATGATGATGATCTTTTAGGGCCCAATTCTCTAGGTATTGTAAAAAATGGAGTTAATATTGATGCTGATTATGATATTTACAGAAGTGATAGCCACTATTTTTTTGTAAACAATAAGTTTGAAAAGTTATCTGATAACATAAATAATGGTAATGTCTACTCTAAGAAATATTTAGATGGAATAAAATTTCCAGATAAAAGTGGTGATGAGGATGTTGATATAACTTTCCATCATAATGCTAAAATATTTACATTAAAATTCCCCACTATGATTTATAGATGGGGAATGAACACTTATCATATTTCTGGATGGGGAAAACAATCTTCTGACACAATTCTTAATAACACTGATAAGTTAATAAGAACCAAAGAGAGGGGAGAGATAATACTAAACCCTCATTTTAAAGAAGACTATTACAAACAGTTAATATCATAAAATAAAAAAGCCTTTCAATTACGAAAGGCTTTTTTCTTTATTTTGAAAGACGTTTTTGCTTCATAGGAAGCATCGGGCTCTTAAGTCGCAACTTAGTATCTGCTTCCCTCATAAAATTAGCATCAGGCCTAGAGTTTTTCACTTTAGGAGCTTTTCTGGGTTTACCAGATTTTTTAGCTTTACCAGCAGTCATGTTTTTACTTGCAACCATATGCACATTTTTTAACCTTTCCTCCCATTTTATTTTTACCAATAACTTTATTAGCTCTTTTGTTAGTGTAAGACTTTGCTTGATTTATACTATCTCTTGTTGCAATTCTCTTTTCTCTTGCTGCAATTTCTTTCAGCGTGTTAGCATTTGATTGCTTAATAGTTGTACCAACTTGAGCTTTCTCTACTTTCATTCCTTTTTTAGCAATAACACCTCTACCTTTAAGAATATCAGCTTTAGTTATTTTACCGTCTTTGTTAAGATCAGGGAATGAACCACCTTTTTTAGCTTTAACAGTTTTACCACCCATTTTTTGCTTTTTTAAAGGAAATCCATTAGCATCATAACCAGGTTTTCCTTTTTTAGACTGTCTATCTAAGTCTGAGCTAGATTGTTTAGCCCTTTTAAAAGCACTTTCAGAGTACTTAGGAGAGCTCATATTCCTTGCAGCTGCTTCATAATTATCCATCATCTCCTTTTTATAATAAGCTGAACTATCAGCCGTAGGTTTAACAGATTTACCAGCTTGAGCTTTTTTAATTTTTTTTACAGTTGCCATTATTTTTTCTTTTTTATAGATTTAACAATTTTTTTAGAAGAAGACTTAACAGCTAATTTTTTCTTAACTATTTTACCACCATTTTTTTGTTCTGGAAGGTTATTTTGTCTATCGTATTTAGCTTCTTTTTTAGCCTCTCTAGCTTCTCTACGTTCATCTCTTTTCACCTCTCTTTCAGCACGTCTAATTTCTCTGTTTCCTATCCTTTCATCTTTCCGCATTAAACGCTCATTTTCTCTTTCATCTCTATCTCTACTTCTAGTGACAGCACATTTTCCACTAGTGGTAGATCCCCATTGGGCTTTTTTAAGAGTTTTTACTGTGCTTTTTTTAATAGTTGCCATAGTTATTTTATTTAAGAATTACCGAATTTGGCAGGGTTTTACTTCCCTTTTTGGCTTTTAATTTTTTTCTCTTGTTTCAGCATTGCCGCTGTAGGTTTTTTACCAGATCCTTTAGCAGCTCTAATATTGTCCCATAATCCTCTTTTAGAATATGAGCCGTCAGCACGTTTGATCATTCCACCTTTCTTCATTTTCAAAGATTCTAAAGTTGAAGGAACTTCTTTTTTTAATATCTTTTTAGAGGATTCACTTTTTACTATGTTTCCAGATATTTTATCTCCTTCGCCTGTTTGCGTTTTCACTGTGTAACTAGGTTTACCTTTTGAGTACCCTGTAGTATCAACAGAAGTTCTTGTATATTTGTAAGGCTTTGTAATACCTCCAACAGTTGTTCTTTCTTTTTCTGTTTTAAATACACCAAGTCCTGGTCTAGAACCTTTAATTATTTCTTTACCTTCTTGAGCTTTCTTAATTTTTTTTATTGTTGGCATGTTAACATTTCCATTTACGAAGTGACTTATTAATCCTACTATTAGGATCATTAGCTGTTTTAGCAGATGTTAATTTCTTTTTCATCCCTGACATTCTTGAACAGAATGATTTTTTTCTAGGACCACCTTCAGGTTGTGGAGCTTTTAATCCTGGTTTTCCTGGATTAGCTCTATTATAAGAAGCTCTACCTTTAGCATTTAATCCTCCAGATTCAGATTTACCTTCTTTTCTTTGCCAGGCTGGTGTTTTACCACCATTTTTAAGTGTAGAGCCTTTAAATTCTCCTTTCTTTTTAACAAGAGGCCCATTAGGAACAGGGGTGACACCTCTCATCCTAGGAGCATCTTTAAGAAGTTTTTTTATTGTAGCCATCTCTTTTAAATGTTATATTCTGTTTCACTATAATATCACGGTGTGTAAATTGCCAAAGTTCTCCTGTAGAGTTTATAATTACAGTGTATATAGTGTCTGTTTCATGACCATAGTCTGTAATAATCCAAATGACACCATCACCTTTAGAGGTGGACACTTCCACTCTGTTTTTGGGTTCAAATATCATTTATTTAGCTTTGCGTTTTGCAGCAATTTTTTTAAAAGTTTTTGCAAGAGCTTTAGCTTTTCCTGTACATCCTGGTTTAGATATAGGAGTGCATTTTCCCTCTGTACCCCTACGTTTAATAGAAGCAGCTACATCACCTATCCAGTTTTTTTTTACTTTACCACCTTTTTTCATTGTTGTAGCACCTAATTGTTTGTCCTTTGTAAGAGGCACTTTAGGAGCTTTTTTATCAGCTAATGTACGTTCTTGCACCTTTGTCCAAGCACCTTTAGGATCTATAGGTCCTACACGTTTTGCTGGTTTTGCTACACCTCCAGCTTGGTATTTAACAATTTTTTTAACATTGGGCATTTTAATAAATTTTATAATTCTTTAGAAGATTCTGGAATCTCTACTACAATTCCTTCTTTCACTGAATTTGCTAATAAATTCTCAACAATATCAGCTGCTTTATTTGCTAAAAGAATTGTTTGAGCTTCTGGTGTAGAAATAATTGCTCTCAATGAATTTAATAAAAATCCAAATTCTCCTCCAGATAAAGAAAACTGTGTGTCCTGAGACCAAGTGTATTTCTTGTTAGGATTGAATGTTGGAGTTTCTTGATTAGGTTCCTGAGGAACAACTTTTAAATCTGACATATATTTAATTTTTGGTTTATAAACAAAGATATACTAATTTAATGTAATTTCAAAAACTATTGTAGCACTAGATTTTATACTCTTGCTTATATTAAGTTTTATTTGAAATATATTATGTAGTTTTAGTATTTCCTCTAGAAGAAGTTCATTATATTTAGGAAGTGATGGGGCCAATCTAAAATGATATGAATATGGATTTTTTGTTATTTCTAATGTAGAAAGTTCATCCACAGAATCTATCACTCCTATCAAATGCTGAAAATAAGCAAGCTCATTGTCTTGCATCACTTCAGGAAAAAACTTCTTATTTAATTGCATTAACTAAGTGTTAATAAATATTTAGTTTTTGCTGCTTCTCCGCTTAAAGATTGAGCAATATTTTCAATATCAGGCATGTTATTAGCTGATGCATAGTTTTCAAGTTGTTTAGCAAAACTAATCAAATCACTAACCACTTGCTCTGAAACACCTACACCATAGTCTTTAAATGGAGCACATGTTCCTATCTTAGCTCTAGTGCCTGTATATCCCATAATCTTTTCTACAATCTCATCTTTAAAATCAAACACTTTATCATAAAGACCGCCAAGAGCTTGATGTTCTGCATAACTTCTTGTGGCCCAATGTAAATTGTGTAATTGAAGCTCAAAATATGTAAGCTTTGTAGCTACAACATCTGGGGAAAGTTCTCCCCCAGTTGATTTTATCATGTCTTCAGGAAATAATGATTTTAATGCCATTTATCTAATTTTATAAAGGTGCTGTAGTGGTGGTAGTTGTTGTTGGTGCAACTGTTGTAGTAGTGGTAGTTGTTGGATTGCAACATTCATACGCAGGAATTTCATGCCATTTACCCACTTTAGGAGCTTTTCTTCTTAAAATTAAGCTACCAGCAACGACTCTTCCGCTTCCATCAAAGCGAACAAAGGCTTTTAAGTCTTTCTTATTACTCATAATAATCGTTTTTTAATAATTAATATTATATTTTTGTTTAATATCGAACAATTTTGTTAAATAATAATGAGTACAAAATTTCTTACTTTCTTCACTATTAAGTATTTCTTGTAAATAAGGATCTTTTAAAGGATCCGTTCCTGTATGATATTTTCCTTTATAAAAAGCAGGATAACCATTTCCTCTGTCACTCACTATTCCTGCATTATGAAGAATACCCACTCTATCTAATTTTTGAATTGGATCTGTAGCCCATGCAAAATCCATTTCTGCAATCACCTTGGTTTCTAATTTATTATACCAAAGATTATATAACACACTCCACATATCTGCACACCAGCTTTGAAATCCTTTAGATTCGCTCTCAAAAAACTGTTTGTTTACATTTTGTAAATGAAGTCTTATTGATATACAATCTGACAAGACTTTTTCCCAGAATTTACCATCTATATTCTTTAGAAAATATTGAGCTCCTCCAGAATGAGAATTATTTTCTTCTGCTATTTGTCTATTAATACCTGCTAAAACCGTAGTTTCTTGTAAAATGTCCTTCTTTTTATATTCTTCTAATTTATCTGGAAGAACATCTTTTGTCTTACTATCAAAATATGAAGCATTTATGTAGCTATTTGTATTAGATAGATAACAAATATCACCCTCTTTGTAAGCATCTATATTAAAATTCTCTGTAAAAATAACATCACTATCACAATAAAATATTGCTTTTTCTTTTAACTCTGGATGTTCGTTAAAGTGTCTCATTAAGCAATAGGGCCTAATTATAGGAATATAAATTCTAATAAGACTATTTATATTATGTAGATCGTCATAAAAAGCGAACTCAGATTCTGGGTAAAGATCAATCACCTTCTGCCAATTTGTATTTTTAGATCTATTTTTAGGATTAAAAATAAGCACCGTGGCTTTATCTGAATGTCCTATATTTCTAAGACTTTCCAACCATAAATGTACTTGCCAAACAAAATAATTATCACTAGGTTGCACACAGATAAATCTGAGATCCTTCATATATGTAGTTATTGGTTTTTTTATTAAGGAGCTAAAGTAGTGGTTGTAGTGGTTGTAGAGGGTAAGAGCTGTCCTATAGAATAATTCAATCTCTGCATTTGTTTTAAAATTTCATAGAGAAGATTATATTCTGCGCTCTGTCCTATTTGTTTAGAAATTATTGCCATTTTTATATTTTTTTTATTGTTACTATCTACTAACTTCTTCCCAGTCTATAGAAGCAAATGCACCCTCACCACCAGAAACTGTGCTTACAGCCATTTCTATTATAATTTCATAAGCTGTTCCTGTTAATCCATTTCGTTCTAGTTGGTTAGCAAATAAAGCTTCTTTTAATATATTTATTGATGGAGATCCTTGATTTGAGGAATTAACAAACCCACTTGCTAAAATTCTTCCACCTGTTGCACTAGTGCCTGTTAGATTATATTGTACAGCAGAATTAGCACCAGCATCTGTCCAAGATCCACCAGTAGTTGTTCCACTTGCAACAACTCTCCATTGATAACTTTTACCATTACCAATCCCTAAAAGGGAAATAGCTGTTACAATAACAATAGCATCAAGTCTTGCAGTTTTAAGTTTAACAGATACAATTGGATAGTAAGTACCAGCAACAGCGAAAGTTCTAGCGGCTGTAATAGATGTGCCAGCAGATTGTTGTAATCCTGCAAGCTCATAACCACCTTCAGAAATAACCGTAGAACAAATCTGTTTTAATGTACTCACTCCTGAAGTTTCTGTATTATTTTTAATCTCATAACGTAATGGTAGTGAGGCAGTTGTAATATATGTACTAGCAATTAGGTTTGCGTGGTTAAATGTGTGACAAACAATAAATTGCCCATTTATTACAAATCCCATACGTACAGATCCTACACCTAACCACTCAACGTCCATCCAAAGAATTTGAGCTTTAGTTAGATCTAGTGTTAATCCTGAAGGTCCTGAACCGTTTAATTTATCTCCATTCCAATTAGTCTGTAAAATAGGGGTGTTAACTAAAGAACCAGTCACTATGCTTCTTTCTACAAAAGACACAGAACTATTATTTTGTTCTAAATAAAAACCATTATCATTTCCATAATAACCAATGCGTTGTCTTAATCCAGTTTTAGCTGGACTCATTACAAATGTGTTCAACACAAGAAGGGACTTACCTGGTTGATAAGAAAACACTTTTATAGTTTCTCTTACCACTTCAGAGTTTAATGCTGCTGTCACATTTAAATCAACTAATCCTTGATTTTGATTAAATACTGCAGTTCCACCAACATTAGTTAGTGTAGACCATAAATTATTATCTGCATATCTATGACTAGAGTCAAAAAGCGTAAAAGGTTCAGACACTCTAAGTCTACCAAAAGAATCTGAAGCTACTGACGGTAGTACAACATTTGTAGGATTTGATGGGCTATTGTTATTAGTACAACAGTTTACAGCTTTGCTCACTTTATTCAAATCATTCCAAATTCCCCAAAGGAGATTGGATTCATTGCTCCAGCCTATCTGTTTACTTGGTATGCTCACAATACAAAATTTTAATGTTCAAAGATATATTGTTTTTTAATATAATCAATGAACTTGAAATAAATAGAATAATGATTTTAATTAAGAGAAAATAACTAATTTAATTATCTCCCCTGTCCTTGATATTTAGATACTTTTTTGTCTTTAGGACCAGAAGATTTCTTAGCTTTTCCAGACTTTCTTTTTCCAAAAGAAATCTTGTTTGCTTTAGTTATTGACTTTGCCATTTTTTAGAATTTTATTTTCCAATAAGAATTTATACCATATTGTATATTTCCATTATATATAACAGAAACTCCAATTATTTTGTCTTTTTTGTCTTTAAACAATAAGCCTGTATTTATTCCAGATATAATAGAAGATGGGTTTCCCATAATTCCTCCTCCTACATATAATTGATTTTTAGCAGGAATAGGTTTTTCAATTGTTATAGTTTTTTCTGGAATTAAAAGATCTGCAATAAGACTAGTACCTATTAATTTGTTATTAAATACAGTGTCTGTAACAATAGCAGAACCATAATCTTTAATTTTAAACTCTGTTTGATATGTATTTTTTTCATAATACTTATCTCCCAAAGAATAATAATTTTCTAAAATAGTTTTATACGAAGCAGAGTCTGTAATTGTTCTAACACTATCTCTCCATAAAGTGTCTGCTTTTGATTTAATTAGCTTTGGTTTAGCCTGTATAGTGTCGTGCACAAGAATAGGAACTAACACTGTATCTATCTTAAGAGCTGGAATATCCTTTTCTCCTGTGTTACATCTTTGGAGAATAACCAGACCAAACAATACAATTATAATAATTGACAATAAATTTTTATTCATACTTTCTATTTATAAAATTTCCAAATATACCCTCCTGCTGTTTTTTGGTTTCCTTTTATAGCTTCAGATATACAACTTTTATTTATACCTAATTCTTTAGATGCATAAGAACCACACTCCCACTCTTTAATAAAATTATTACTTATATCAAATTGATAAACTTTTTTAGCTCTTCCATTATAATGACCCACACTTTTTAACCAATGCCCAGTTTTTTTGTCTTTATGTGTTTTAGACATTTTAATTTTTGTTTCTGCAGAGGCTTTTCTTCCTTTAGCTTTTTTACGGATTTTATCTTTAGTTTCCACAGATAGTTTATGTCCTTTAAGAGCTATACTTCTTAAAATATTAACATCTTTACCTAAAAAACCTCCATTTCCACCATCTGCTATATTGCATAAAATACCTCCATTAGATTTTTTTCCGTAAATTTTAATAAATTCTATTTCTTTTTTAAATGCTTCTTCGTTAGTTAAATCTTCTAAAATAATTTCTACTTCATAATTAGTTTTATTAACAATATTTTTCCAATAATTATTTCTGTTTTTACTATTATAAGCTCTTCTATAAAGTGTATCATTAGACAGTCCAACACCAATATAAAAAGGTTGATCTAGGTCCAATCTAATATGACGGTATAAATAAGCCATTAAATTAAATCTTTATCTGATTTATAAGGAATGTATACAGTTTTACCATTGATTTTTTGTGCTACTAGAATTTGATTTCTCTGATTCCCCGACGATGAAAAAGAAACGTGAACCCATTCTGGGTTATTTTTTCTAGGAAATTCTGCTATTAATTGGTCAAATTTTAAGTTGTCTTTAATATAATCAAATATTTGCTTATTAGTAAT